CCGTGAGGTTTGGATTGAGGTCTCCGAAGACGGAGAAAATGGTTCATTTATCAAATATTAAAACAAGAGGCTGCAATGGCTAAGAACTACAAAGAAATTAACTATTTCGAAACTCGCCCTGACATCGTCAAAATCTTTGACGACCTTGAGGCATATCATGATTTTTGTCGTATGGAAATGTTTCCATTCGATGAAGCTCATCTCTACAACAGAGAAAGTTGGGCATGGCGTAACTATGATAAGAGTCGTAGGCCTAAGAAACCGTTCACAGGCGAACGCAAACCTTATCAAGGTAAGAACCCACGTTATAACCAAGAAAGACAATGACAGTATTCTTAGTTGATTTAGAAGCAGTTGAAACAAGGTACACGGGCCAGTGGAAGACCCATGTACCTAGTCTCTTACGAAAGGCAGGACACAATGTTCAAATTATATCTGGGCCTACGGATATTCCTACAGCCACTACTCCTGGTGCTTTTCTTAATTTTGGTGGCACCAATATATACAAGGCTAGTCAAGTTGAGCAGATGGGCCGTTTATTTTGCGGCGGATCCGTTCATTCCGGCGACCACTTTGTTTTTACTGATGCTTGGCATCCGGGCATTATAAACTTAAAGTACATGAGTGAGTTGCTGGGTATTCCAGTAACTACACATGGCTTATGGCATGCCGGCAGTTATGACCCACAAGACTTTTTAGGACGACTTGTTGGTAATAAACCTTGGGTTAGAAACGCTGAAAAGAGTTTCTTCCATGCGTTTGATCACAATTACTTTGCTACAGAGTTTCATGTTGAGTTGTTTATGAGAGAACTAATTAACGATGGACTTATTACGGAAAATCCTTGGTGGAATGAAGACTGGGAAGAACGTTATGCAAGCGGTAAGATTGTCCGCACAGGTTGGCCTATGGAATATATGGAAGATACATTAACTTCATATAAGAATATGCCCAAGCGTGATTTGATTTTGTTTCCACATCGCATCGCACCCGAGAAGCAAGTTGAGATTTTTAGAGATCTCAAAGAACATCTACCACAATATGAATTTGTTGTGTGTCAGGATCAACAGCTAACAAAGAATGAGTATCATAATTTGTTAGGCGAAGCTAAACTAGTTTTTAGTGCCAACTTACAAGAAACCCTCGGCATTTCTTGTTACGAAGGCGCGATTGTGGATGCTATTCCAATGGTTCCAGATAGACTCAGTTATACAGAGATGTATTATGAAGGATTTAAATATCCTAGCGAGTGGACTGAGAGCTTTGAATCGTACATACAACATCGTGACAATTTATGTTTTTCTATCATGCAACTTATGAACAATTATGAAAAACAATTACCACAATTAAAGAAACAGACAAACGATTTGTCTAAATATTTCTTTTCATCAGACAAATTATTGGAGAATATTAAAAAATGAAAATTGGAATTATTGGAGCTGGATTTGTAGGATCAGCTATAAAAAATGCTTATGACAATTATGAGATTCCTATTATTTTACATGATCCTGCTAAAGGATTTACAGCAACATGGGAAGAATTAAGATTGTGCGATGGGATATTTTTATGTGTCCCAAGTCCTACTTTGCCATCTGGGGAATGCGATACCAGCATTTTAAAAGAAGTGCTAGGTAATTTATCTGGAATGGAGGGAGTTATCATCAGCAAAGTTACTGCTCCTCCGAGTGTTTATACCTCGCTACAGGTATTATATCCTAATTTAGTTCATGCTCCCGAATTTCTAGTTGCGGCTACTGCCAATGAAGATTATATACATGGAACATTTGGCTTCATTGGAGGGGAAGAAACTTATACAAAAATGGCAGAAGAAATTATTAGAGCAGGCCAACGCAATTTGCAAGATGTAAGACATTCAACTATTGCAGAGGCATCGTTAGCAAAGTATAGTATCAACTCATTTCTTGCACTAAAAGTATCTTATATGAACCAACTGTATGATTTATGCCAAGCATCTGGAATTAATTTTAATAATCTAATAACATTATTACAGGTAGAAAAACGAGTAGGAACTAGTCACTTCCATGTTCCAGGCCCTGATAAAAAACGTGGATTTGGAGGGGCTTGTTTTCCAAAAGACACCTCAGCACTTCATTTCGAAGCATCTAAATCAAATATAGATTTATCGGTGCTTAAATCAGCAATCGACTATAACAAAATAATCAGAAAAGATTGACAAAAACCTAAATAAAAGTGTATACTAATACAAACATGGCAATCCACTGCCTCATCATCGGAGAATAATAAATTGACAGAATCAAAAATGTTTGAATCAGATCCCGTTATTAATGCGGATATTAAAAAAGAATTTGTAGAAGATACTTACATACCATTAGATAAAAAAGTTTACGTTAAAAAAGAAACAGCACTAGATGTAATGGATACCAAGGACTATGAAGAAGGTTATCTTGGAGACGCAATTCGTTTTGCAATGAAGCGTGACGGGAAACGTTTTTGGGCCGGAGACAATGTCAGTGACTATTTGTTCGAAGGTGACAAAGAAATCCTCATTGAAGAAGCAACTGAAGCTTTTGAAAAAGTATTAGACACCCTATTAATTGATCGCGAAAATGATCCTAACTCAAAAGGCACAGCACGTCGACTGGCAAAAATGTATTTTAACGAGATAATGAGTGGTAGATATGAACCTGCACCTGATGCAACAGCGTTTCCAAATGATAGCGAAGATCGTTATGAAGGTATGTTGGTGGTTAGGTCTGAGCTTCGTAGTATGTGTAGTCATCATCATCAGCCTGTTAGTGGTGTTGCCTACATCGGAATCATTGCCGCCCAAAAACTTATCGGATTGTCCAAGTACACACGTATTGCCCAATGGTGTAGTCGTCGTGGAACCCTACAGGAAGAACTGTGTAATGACATAGCACGAGAAATTGAACGTGCAACAGGTGCAACAGATTTAGGTGTATATATTCAAGCAACCCATGGTTGCTGTGAGAATCGTGGTATTATGGCACATAGTTCATTAACACAAACTACTGTACTTAAAGGTGCGTTCAAAGAAGACGGCAATACAAAAAAAGAATTCTTTGATAATATTAAATTACAACAGGAATTTGCTCCTCGATGAGTGGTGATATAATTCTGTTATTAATTGTATTTGGCCTAGGGGTTCTTGTAGGTTTAAATATTCGGCATGAGTTAACAAGAGCCGAGTATAACAAAACGTTTGAACGAGTTGACGAAACTGTTCGTAAAAAACTAATTGTTGCACAAAATCTTGTACAGAGTCTTAACGAAGATAAAAACTTGTTAAGAGAAAAAATATGGCATTTAGAACAGGAGATTAAAAATGACAAAATTAAACAAACTATCAAAAGTAAATGAATCAATTACACTCAATCGATACGACAATGGTTGGATGGTAGAAGTTGGTGGTCGTGACGAAGAAAGCGATTGGAAGACTGCCAAAGTTATGTGTAACACAGAAGAAGAACTTCTTGCGGTAGTCAAAGAGTGGAACACAATGGATTTGGATAACTAAGGAGAAATTATGTCAGCTACATTAGCAAATTTAGGCAGTGCATTAGCCGGCGAAAGCCAAGCACATATTAAATATCGATACTTCGCAAAAATTGCCCGTGAAGAAGGGTTTGAAGATGTTGCCAAACACTTTGAACACACGGCAGATCAAGAACTCAAACACGCTTGGGGTCATTTAGAATTGCTTATCGGCAAGCCTTCAACTAAGGAATGTTTGGAAAAAGCAATTGAAGGTGAAACTTATGAGTTTACCGAGATGTATCCACAATTTGAAGCTATTGCTATCAGTGAAGGCAACATAGAAGCTGCCAAAGAAGCACAGCATCAAATTGAAGAAAGCAAAGAACACGCAGAGCAATTTGCGGCAGTATTAGCTAAGGCAGAAAAGCGTTTTGCGGCTTTGAAGAAAGTTGAAGAGCGTCATGCCAATGCTTACAAGAAAGTTTTGGAGGCACTATAATGGAACACGTATGCGTAGTATGTGGACATGTCCACGATGAAGAAACAGAAGGTAAGTGGGAAGACTTGCCAGCAGATTTCCTATGCCCAGAATGTGGTGTAGGTAAAGACGAGTACGAAGTAATTTAATAGGAGAACATTATGGCAACTTGGACTGTTAGTACATATTACAAAAAATCTTGTCAAGAAGTCGAACATTGGATTCGCCGTGAAGGCGAAGGTCGAATTACAACCACTAACGGTTTCCGTTATGGCGAATGGACTATAGAAACTACAGATGACAATCCTCCAGAATTTGAATTTACAAAAGTTCCAGGCGGTGATGGTCGTAAAGACAGTATCAATATGTTAGACTGCGAAATCAACAATATTGAAAGTGTCGAGCTAGTAGAAATGTTTGATGGCGGTTGCTGGTTTGACACTGAGTTTGAAGATGTTACCGAAGAGGAACGAGCAGAGTTAGAAGACTTTATCGAAGAAAACAGCGTCTACGAACTAGAAGATCGTGAAGACGATTCTTGGTACATCGATGAAACCGAATGGTGGATTTGGGGTCCAATCGAAATTAAAAACGAAGCGGGCGAAACTGTACGTATTATCTGTGCGGATGAGAATGGTAATGTAGTAGACTTTAAGGAAGACTAATGAATTCAGTAGACATGGCTAATAATTTAATTTTTAGAGCCAAACACTTACAAGAATTTACAGTAACAACCGAGATTCCTGATGATTTTAAATTTAACGGGATTATTCCTTTTGATATGGA